AAGCCCTAGATGGGAAGAACGGATCGCGGGGCAACGCAATCACGTCCTCCTCAAGGCAATAGCGAGCCAACCCGTCGACATTGCCCAAGACGATTGTATCCAGCCCGACCAGGATCATCGGAACGCCGAGCCGGTATGGCTCTATGCAGGTTGCGTAGGATGGATTCGGATCGATCAGGAGGACCTGCTGTATCTCCGGCTCGTTGAACTCATAGGGCCGATCGACGAAGCACAGGAACTCGAATTCCATGTGCAGGTTGCGGGCGAAACCGCGATAGAGCTTCTCGACCCAGCTAGGGGTATAGCAGTGCGAGAAATCCCGAGAGGCGTTGTTTGCCTGCCAGAACAAAGTTGCGATGGAGATCAAGCCGCCCACCGCATACGTTCGCGCCTCCAATCATCCGTCAGAGGAGCGCAGTAGCCGTTCCGCTTCAGTACCAGCCCAGGGGCAATCGAGCGTGTAACGACTGCGCCGGCCGCGACAATCGACCCATCCCCAATGCGAACGCCCGGAAGGATCACCGCATTGGCGCCGATCGTGCAGCGGTCGCCGATGATCACAGCGAACCGCTCGCCAGAGCGAAGCGCCGCGTCGTCATAGCCTTCCTTGTCGGACCTTGGCCACATATCATTGCAAAGCGTGACATTCGGCCCAATGAACACGTCAGAGCCGACCTTGAAGCCTGCACCCGCCGCGAATCCTGCACTGATCAGTGCCCGATCGCCGTAGATCGAACCGTCCAGCATGGCGAGGGGCGAGACGCTGCAATCCTCGCCTAAAACCGTTCCTCTTGTGATCGAGGCGAACTGCCAGACCTTCGTCCTTGCCCCTATCGAGACGCTTTCATCAACCCATGCCCTGACATGGATCGAGGCGGTTTCGTGGATCACTGGACTGTCGGTTGTTTCGTCTGCGCTGCAGGCGGCGTCATCGCTGCTACGATAGCAGCCTCGTCATCTGGCGATGGCTGCTCGTTCACCGCGTCTTCCGCTATCTTGTCGATATCCGCGTCAGGAGGAAGGACACCGAAGCGGCGGAGGCCGTAGAGATAATCCCTATGCCCGAGGTCACCTGATGCCCTGGCATCCTTCAATGCTGTCAGGGGTGCCTGTGCATTCTGTTCAACGCTGAAATCGGTGTTGACATCAACCTCAACAGTCTCGGCCTGGTTTAGCCATTGCGAGGTGAAGGTGAATGCCTGTTCCAAGACATCCTTGAGGCCGAGAGCCCATGCCTCGACAACGGAATGTGCCTTGGCCGCCTCAACGCTGGTCGCTGTAGCCGTTACCGTGCCAGACCTCTGCGTCATAGGTTGCATTGCGAGCCGGCGCATATCGTCAACGACGGTCTTGATGCCTTCCCTGATTTCCGTCAGCAGTTGCGCATCGGGCGAGATATATGACCATTTGGTGTTTGTCGTGCCGTTCTGGCTAGGAGGGGCGAACAGAATCCGCTTGGGGCCGACCTCGAACTTTTCGTCCTGTGGGCCAGGAGGCCCGATCCCCTCGCCCTGAAGCATGGGGGAGCCAGCATAGGTCTCGATCTCATCCTGCCGGGAGAGCTTTCTGTAAAGCTCGATCTGCATGTCTGCCAGATCCAGCAGCGGAGGCTTGACCTTCTGCGACCCCTCACGCTCTCCCGTCCAGAACAGCGCCAGCGGCACGTCAGGGAGCGTCATCACGCCTTCAGCCACCAGTTGGTAGCCATCTTCACCCTTTTCGTTCGTGTAGCGCTCCCAGAGCTGCCACATACCAGGTTCGAACACACGAATGCGTTCTACCTGTGTTTCGCCAAAGCCATCGCGAACCGTCGTGCATTCTCGGATGCGAACGTGAGAGATGATCTCCCGGCTGCCGACAAATTCGGTATAGAGCGCGATAATGTCGTCGGCTCGGATGCTTACCCAATAAGGGCGAGCGCCGATCTTCCTTTCGTCAGCCAGGGTAGCGCCGGGCGAGATTGAGGGAAAATCCACCAGAATGCCGTGCATGCCCTTGGCGATGCCGCCCCGGAACACATCCCGGGCAAAAGCCGTAAGGTTATTGCCGCGACCGTCGATATCCTCCGCCAATCCCTTGATCTGGGTCGATGCGCCTTTGTCCAGCGACACCTCTTTGCCGAACGGCTTTGAGGCAAGGCTTTCAAGAGCATCCACGAACTCTGGACGCCACGGTGCAGCGGCAAGACGACGCTTATATTCGTCGAGCGATTCCGCTTCGTATTTGGGCAGGTAGATCTCTGCTTGCTTTCTGACACGCAACGGTCCGGCAAGGATATCATCTATCATGCACCACTGCGGCGCCATCTCCTTATAGGCGCAAGAAGGGCAAGAAGGGTCGGTCTGTGTCGTCATCTCAACCCCAATGCATCGGTGCCGAATAGGCCGTCGCTACCTTCGGCCTGGGCGCAAAGGCCATCACAAAAGCGTCTGCCTTATTCGGTGACGGGATTTCACGATCCGCCAGATCTTTCTTGCTCTCGACCTTGGCTTTGCCCCTCGCATCAAAGTCCTTGCGAGGCGTTGAAAGCTCATCGATCAGATCGTCCAGATGATCGCACTCGCTCGAAATGCTGATCATGTCCTCTTCCGCGGCGATCTGGCCTTTCGTCACCGCATTGAAAGTGTTGCGGAGCCGGCGTGCGACTTCCCACCACGATTGGGCCTTGAGGTTGGCGTAGAAATCGCCGTTGAAGGGGGACTTCGGATCGTTCAAATCGATCCGCATGCCCTTGTTGACGACCTCGCCGCCTGCATTGAACTTGTGGTAGGCTACCGCGACTTTTTTTTCGGCATTCAGCGCCTGGAAGTGGGCGCCAGCGAAAGCTCCGACGCCGATGCAGTCGTAGTCGATCTCCGCGCCTTCCTTGACAGCTAGGGCGTGTACGCGAGACGCGGACTTCAGCAGCTCGTCTTCCCTGCCCTTCCATTCGTCGGCAGCGAGAGCAACGATGCCATGCGCCAGAACCGATGCGTTCTTGTCCTGTCCACTGTCGGCAACGTCAAAGCCGATGCGCTTCTTGCCAGAAGGCTTGAGCCCCAGCTTCACATGAGCGTCGATCGCAGCCTGGAGCCAGGATCGCTTGATGATTACCGCGTCGTCGTCTTCCCTTGGCTCCCCAAGGTAGATGTGTCGATAGTCGTCCTCATCTTCCGCCTGCTTGGCCTCAATGACCTTCAGGATGGTTTGCGAAAGGAATGGGTTTTCGTCGTAGTTTATCTTGCGCTTGACGGTATCTGGCGGCGTGTTGGTGACGAAGCGCCGATATACGAAGTCTGTTACAAGCCTGGGGTTGAAGATGACCCAGAATTGCGAACCGTCAGACCTAAGCGTTGGCTCCAGGATATCCCACTGCTCTTGTGTGAGATTGTGGGCTTCCTCGATCCAACAGATGTCGATCCCTTCTAGCGACTTGATTTCGTCAATGTGGCGCCAGAGGCCATAAAACATGAACTCCGACCCGGTGAGTTTATGCCGGATGGAGTTGTCGGTGATATGAAACTCGTCCCTTAGTCCAAACCGCTCGATCTGGATCTTAAGGAGCGTGTAGACCGATTCCGCTATCTTGTTCTGGAATTGGCGGGCGCACAGGACTCGAATGCGGTAATTCGAGGCCAGGAAGATGGCGAACCCTGCCGCGTCCCACGATTTCGATGACGATCGGCCGCCATATAGAACCCGATTGCGGGCGGGGGCCGTCCAGAAGTCACGTAGAGCCGGGTTTAGCGTCGGCGCGGTAGAAATCGGCGAGCGTTCTGACTTCATGCCTCACCGGGTTGTCGGGGTCGCCAGCGATTTGCATCGGCAGAACCTTGCTAAGAAGGCTCATAAATGGCCCAGGGTTCTCCAGAGCCTGCTTCTCGAGATAAACCGCCATATCGCCACCGCCTGCGGCAGTAGCAGCCTGCAGGATGGCATCCTTGAGCAATTGCGTGGTCTTGTTCGGGACGCCCCTGGGCCGCCCCTTCGGATTGCCGGACTTGCCGGGCTTGAACGTTGTTGCCGGCCTGTTGTTTTCAGGCATGGTGCTTACCTGCAATAAGGATCGACCAGCCATCTATCGAATGGACATGGGTTCTGTGTTTCACATGAAGCAAGGAGTAGAAGTGCGGCGAGAACAGCCGCGAACTTCACATCCCGCCAGCTCTCGCTATTGCCATCGCCAGAGCAATGCCGGCGCCAATGGCAATGCCGGAAGCGAACTTGCCGAGAAGCTGTCCGATGACCTTGGCGGCGGGATGAGCGTCGGGATTGTTGTAGCCTGAACGAATTGCGCTTGAGAGTTCGTCGAAAGTGTTCATGCCCATAATGTAGTACTCGTATGGGAACATGTGAATCCCCTCAGCCGAATTCTCGCAAGATTTCGGCGTGGTCTTCGAGAAGCTTGATCAGCGCCGGCATCGGCATGCTCGTGGCCGCAAGGTTGATAGCACAGTCAAGGAACTGCCTCGCCTGCTCAGCGAGGAACATCTCAGCGGCCCGCTCTGCTATTTCGGTGATGGCGCGGGGTTCAGGCATTCAGGCGAACGATGCCGCTTCTGCTTTGCCAGCCGCGAACATGGCAGATGTGGCGTCGAACACTGTGCCGCCGTCCCCAGCCAGCATGTCAAAGCTCTGGCTCGCCATCTGGTTGGCGGCAGCCGTATACGAGGTGTTGTTGCTGGCGCCGATGCCTTGGGCCGTTGCCCCGCAGAGGATGGTGCCGTTCCAAATCGGGTTGGCCTGATAGTACGGATACAAGGGCCGCACATAGCGGTCGATGTAGACTGGGTAGCTGATCGCCACGCCGTCGATCTCGGACACGCGCTCCTTGATGCGCTTCCACTGCTTCGCTGTGGGTGCGCGGTCCATGTCCTCGGTGAACCCTTCAAACCAAGCTTTGAACTCGTCAAGCTTCATGCTGTTGCTCCGATATGGCTTTGCCGGCGGCGATCTCGATAGACCAGCGCTTAACCGTGGCAATGCCTATTGAGGCGATGCCCGAAGACCGGCAAACTTTGAAAAGGTTGGCTAAATTTCTAGATGCGCCCAAGATCTTCCTGCGCGGATCGCGCCGACTGTGCCGGTCGA